CTCATGAATAGGATTTGGGCTGCGAAGATAACAGAACTTGATCTTTTCTCCATTCTTAATCAAAGAGTATTTACCATCCAAACCAAGTCGTTTTACATGGTGATTGAATAAAAGGGCTCCACGACAATGAATGGGAGTTCCTTTCGCATAAATGGATTGGTTACTCTTGTACTTTGTAACTTCACTCACAGAACGAGGGAATGAGATCTCTTCTGGAGGAAGTTTCTTAAACTGATTACGGAAGTCATCAATGAAGTCAATCAGTTGATCTTCAGTACCACTCATCATTACTTTCAGTGCATCCTTAATGGCCTTACGACAAGGTGCAGGTGTGGATGATTTAACGGCTTCAATACCCATGATCTTGAGTTTAGGTTCTGCATAACGCACACCTTCACTGTCCCACACATTCAAGATGTACCTTTTCTTTGCAGTCCAGATACCACGATCAGCGATGTTCTCACGTTTCATGAACATCTTTTGATCGTATGCGTTTACATACGTTGCCAGAGTTTGGTAACTCTTTTCAATGAATGGTTCAACTTGTTCTTCACATGCTTTATTGAGGAAGTCAACGACCTTTCCTTTATCAGATACTCCCTTAGGAAATACAAGATCAACAAGTGGACCAAGATGTAGATAGATACTATCAGTATCAGATGCGATAACATAATCTATATTATCGGTTTTGAGTATTTTATTTAGATACTCGTTCATCTTGTTTTCAATCCAACGAATAGAAACCTGACCACTGAGAGTAATGGCTTCTGCGTTGGCAAGTTTGTAATAACGGAAATATTGGTTACCGATGGCACCATAGGCAGAGTTAAGAGAAATCTTCTTAGCCATCTGGATGTTATTACATCGTGCAATCTCTTTCTGTAGTGCAATAGATGGGGACTTCTCATTCTCCTTCTTAGCCTGAATCATCTTCTTCTTGAAGATGACACGTTCATCATAATACTTCTGCATCAACTCAGGAAGAAATCCCTGTTCATCTTTGCGATACATTGCACCATTCGCACAAACTGCATAGTCTTTGTGCATCTCAAAGTTAATATCTTCACTCAAGATCCTTTCAACATTTGCAGTGGGATGTCTTTCTTCCAGGAGGGTTTCGGGTGAAATATTGTACTGCATAATAAGATGGGGATACAGGCTATTAAGGTCAAAACTAACCACCCAGTCATAACGCCCAGGAATCGGTTCCTTAACATACGCACCCGCGTACTTTTCATCCTTCTCACTCCTTTCTTTTGGAGGAATGACAATATCTTTCCTCTTAAGATAGTTATAAATGATGCAGTCCCAAAGTCGCACTTGGTAAAAAATATCTTGATAATTCACCTTGGCATCATAAGCCATGGTCAATGCAAGTTCGATCAACTTGAGTTTGTCCTCAAGTCGGTCTACCAATTCCACGTCAACAATATTATACTCAACAAACTTCTGCCAACCATTTGTGTAGAAGTCTTTGAATGTATCAAACTCACTGTGATCTAGTTTTTGTTGACCAAGTTCCTGTTGTGCAATATAGTCCAGACGGAAACTTTCTTGGTTAGGAGTACCAGGAGACCACCGATACAGACGCATATAATCCAGAACAGAAACACCACCAATATCCATGCAGATATTCTTACGGCCCTGTACAAACATCTCCTGTTGAGTGACAAGACCCCAAGGGGATAAACGACGCATCAGTTTCTCCCCCAGGATACGGTTGAGGCGTCCTGCAAGGTATGGAATATCGAAGAACTCACAGTTCCATCCAGTTACCACATCAGGAGTATGTTCAATCCACCACTGAATGAAGGCACTCAACATTGAATATTCATCAGGAAACTGACGATAATCAACGTTCTCTTGTTTGTTGTTGAATGGTCCAACACCCCAAGTGATGATCTGTTTAGTGTTGAAGTCTTGAATAGTGATCAACAACAGTTCTTCACTGACACTCTCAACATCAGGGAAGCCATACTCAGATTTGGTCTCGATGTCGATGGTTACCAGATTGATCTTTGCAATATCAAACTCAATCTGTTCTTCGGGATAGTAATCAGAGATGTACTGATAAATGAAACGTTCAAAACCATAAATGTTAAAACCATCCACGTTATCGTACTTCTTCATGAAGTCACGGGTTTCGCGGATGGTTCCAGGACGAACAGGTTCTACTGGTTCACCTTCAAGAGTGCGATATTTACTCTTCTTGTTTTTTGCAGATACAAACAGGGTGGGATTGAAAACCTCCCTGTTCATATACCGTTTACCATTTTCATAACCACGGACCAACATTTGGTCCCCAACCATTTGAACGTTCGTATAAAATCGCATCAGGTAATCTTCAAGTAATGATCAAGGAGTTCTTTCGTTGGTTCTACAAACGTGAGAACGTCATCCGACCTCATCAGTATAACATCTTGTGAGGTAAAATCCAACCATGGAACAATTCTATTCTCTGCACGTTCGTTGGGGCAACCAGGTTTTGTTAGAACTTCATATGGTTTAATCAGTTTACAATCTGGTTCCCCAATATCACCACCAACTTCTGCAACTTCAGAGATCAATACTGTTTTGTTCTTCAAGAATAGACATTGTACGTTCTTTTGCATTTAATTGTGCCTCATATGATGTTTTCAATTTTTCAAGTGGATTGCAAATTGTAACTACCCAGTCTGCAGGAATTTGAAACTCTTTGTCTTCAGAAAATGGTTGCCACTTAACAAAGTTAACACTAACACGACTAGGATCTTCTTCCTCATTCAGTGTCATGGTTCGTGACAAACTAAGGGATCTGGGTTCTTTTAAAAGGAACCCGATGATTTTTTGTTTTCCATCTTCTTCAAGAACAAGTTCTTTTACGTCAGCAATGACTTCTTCTGAAGATCTAAGAACTACTAATTGTACCGTCATCTTTTTCTCCAAATTATAAAAGGGGTTACCCAAAAAGGCAACCCCACTGCATGGCACGCAGGTGTAAGTATTTAGAGGTAATCCTTACGAGCATGATGTTCGGGAACTATTTTCCCAAGTACGATCCGTAGAAGTCCGTCTTCGAATACAACGTCCCTGACTTCTGTGTCGTCGGATAAAGTCCACGCTCGTCGAAAACTTCTTTGAGCCAATCCCTTGTGGATAAACGTCCTCTCTGTCTCGGCGTCCACCTTTTGTCCTTCGACAAAAAGTTTTCCATACTCCGTGTATACATGAACTTCCTCCTTTTTAAATCCAGCTAGTGCAAGTTCTAAATGGGATTCAACATTATTTACCTGAATAAGGTTGTAAGGTGGATAATTTGTTGTAGTTTCGTGAAGATTAAAAAGTCGATCAAAATATTCATCCATTCCAATACTGTTACGTGTGATCCTTTCCATCAGGGCAGGCAGATCAGCAGCAGTATACCTTGTGAGGTTTGTCATTATGGTAGCTCCTTTAAAAGCGAGTTTGTGTTTTGTGGACCCTTACGGCATCCAATACTAATTATAAGAGCAATAAAAAAGGACGGTGGCGAAAACACCGTCCATATAGTAGCGTATATTCCGTATGTATAGTGTCGCGCACGAAAAGCGACGTACTATTTATTCAGTTTCTTCTACTTTTTTCTTCTTACCAATGTTGTACTTAGTTTCCAGAGCCCACTCATTCTTCTCTTTGTAAGAAAGAACTTTGATCTGGTTTAAAGGTGCAACTTCAGCAACCGTTTCTTCCTTCACAACATCAATCAATCCCCAGTCACACAGAAGTTGAGTGATACGATTGCGACGTTGAACATCATTCACTGTCAGGTTGGCCTTCTTACCATCAAGGGCAAACAGTTCCTTAAAGTGAACGATAAAATACTTACCCTGTTTATGCAGGATATGACATGATTGATAGAGTTTTTTCTCCTTGCGGGATGCAACTCCGATACGGGTCAAGGTCTCACGAACCTTGAGAAAATCATCTGGTTCTCTCAAAGTCACTTCCACCATTTTATCAGGAGACCAACGAACCTCAGGTTCCGCGATACTCATTGTTTTCCTCCAGTCTCAAGTTTAGATCTAATAAATGCAAGTTGTTCAGGAGATAAAATACGGAGGGCTTGTTGTGCCTTTTCATTACTATAACCATAGTAAGATTTAACTACATCAAGATCCTTGACTTTATCCTTACGGAGCCAGGGAGAAAATCTCTTCCTTTTCCTGACACTATTTAGATAAAAGTCATATTGCAGTTTTTTGTCTAAGAAGTGAGACATATTCATCTCATTTGCATAGAGGACAGTATCAAGATGTCCAGACATGCATTTGTTGATGATGAACGGAGGGTACTCTTTTTCTAGTAAGGGATCTTCCTCTACCAAATCATTCTTGTTCTGGTTAATTGAATTTAACCAATCCTTTAATTCCAAGGTCACATCTCCATAATGAAAGTAGGGGGCAGAGCCCCCATTATTCTATTGTATCAAACTTCTACCGTGATCAGTCGGTTGGCATAATCATGGGCATAGTGTGTACGGGCACCATGATGCCCCCAACCAATCCAACTATACGCATAGTCCATATA